AAACTTGCGATACCTTACCAAAGTGCGGGTTATACTGAAAGAAAACTTGCAAAGTAATACTTCTTTCGATAGGGTGGAATAATGGGACATAAATCGATAGAAATTTTTACCGCCTTGGATTTGGAGATGAACCAACCATCGAAATCGATCATTCAAATAGGGGCGGTCGTAGGAAATATTACAACTGGACAGATTTTAGAAAAGCTGTCTGTTTTTGTTAATCCCAATGAGAGAATAAATCCAGAAATCACAAAACTTACAGGCATTACACAACAAGATGTCGACAATGGCGTAACCCTATTGGAAGCCTACGGTAAGCTGAAAAGAATGCATGAAAACTATGGGTCGTTCATTAATAGCATAACTTGGGGAGGAGGCGACTCTCAGGAGCTATTAGAGCAACTAAAAAAGAATCATCCAGATTTTGAAGGGTGGTGTTTCGGCAGACGATGGATAGATACTAAAACCTTGTTTGTTTCCTGGAGATTTGCTAATGGACAGCCGATACAGGGAGGTCTGGCTAGAAGTATGACCAAGGTAGGCCTTCAATTTCAAGGGCGTAAGCACGATGCTAGAGATGACGCCTTTAATACTTTTCTTATGTATGTTAAAATGCTATCTTTGCTTAAACGGTGACGCGATCAAGAGCAAAAAGAGGAATCTGGCCAATAAAGTTCATGTTGAGCTTATAGGTGGTCTTTGATGCGATTGTATGGGTCTCATCTGAAATCTTAGCATTTGGGATTAAAAGAATATCCTCGCCAGTACTCCTATCCTGGATTCTAACTGAGATATAAGGAGAAGCCGCAACATCTTGAAATTGTGGACGCATGTTGTGCGCCTGTAATCCGCCGCTCATCTTCAGGCGAATACCTTGAATAGATCCCTTAACGGAACACATAGAGGGCGCGATCTCTTGTGCCCAGGGCGTATCTATGCCGCGAACTTCTCCTTCGCCGTAACTAACGGTGAATGTTATAGATTGTACTGTTTTATATAACTTATTGTTAATATACAGCTTAATCAAACTTCCGGTTAAGGTTTGTGATTGCATATTAACTCCACACCGACGGATTCTCTGTATATGGCGTAGACCACTTGCCTAGGCCGATATCGTTTGGATAAAGTATTGTAAACACTATGGAAATTCCAGTAGCGGCAACACTATTAATCAGATCTTGCGCATATGTCCTGCCTGAAACTATGTCCGTAATATATATGGGGTAGTCGGTTCCATCTCTTGACAAACTGACAGGAGCCTTAGACGCTACTAGGGCTACGTCTGTTCCGAGTAACTGGGCGTTCTTTACGGTATATGCTGGACTAATAAGAAGAGTAGTACTAGATGGTCTTCCAGTGTATGGAACTGGTCCTTCTTGTTCATTGGTTCCGTATCCAAAGATAAGATATCCTTGGGAATCTGGAAATGCGGAAGAATCTTTTACAGAAATAACGCGAGACATGGTACCGTCGAGATTCTGGTTTAGGAGAGTCCCCGTACTACTTACCGTGAATGGTTGGGTTGTATCGTAAACATAAGATCCTGGTTGGTTGGGCTGTAAGGAAACCATATCGCCAAGTGGACCGCTAGCTACAATGCTTGCCGATCCCGTATAGGATATAGTGAGAGTATTACTCAGGGAATTGTTAAATACAGAAACAGAATTGGTACCTGAGGTTGCGTCTAATCCAGAAAGAGTATTTATCGCTGCCGCAATATTTGAGCAAGTTATCTGAACACTGGCTCCTATGGCGAAGTCTGCTCCAGCGGTTAATCCGTTCAGGGTCGTTATGGAGAAAACATCGCCACCATTCGGATTGGCGTTTAAAGTGAAAGTCCCCCTTGGGGCATCATGAAGATGGGTTGATCCTATTCTATCTCTTCGGATAACCTTGGTTGCTGCTGGCATGAATATTTGCAGAACTTTTCCTTTAGCCTGATAAACTGCAGCGTAGGAAAGCTGACTAGCTACTGTTTTTCTTACTGGATTATAAAAAAGAACCGCCGTGTCAGATCCTTGAGTAACAACTCCGGAAGATCCGAGCGAATTCTCAAGTTCGAAATACGACGATCCAACCGTACCACCTACGGCGTTCGTTATTGTATAGCTACCAACGTTAGAAGAAGAGCTAAAACCGCCACCAAATATATTAACATAGTTTCCAGCCTGAACCTTGCCAAGCTGTGGGTCTGCGCCGCCCGTCCACATAAATCTCATGATTCCACCAGACTGAGAGGTGATGGTCCATTTAGTGGAGAGATTCCCTCCAGCTGCAACCGGAGAGTCGAACTTTAGGGTGTTCTGAGAGCTTCCACCTAGGATAGTTACGGACGAAGAAGGTCCAATAGTATCTGATAGAATTTCTACGAATGCTCCATTACCATTATTACTGGCTATGGCTGTTCCGCTCAGACCTTGATTCCTCAAAGTCTTGGTAATTGCGTCGGCAATTTCTTGAGCTTTGGCTGCAGCGATATTTTGAAATTCAGAAGGATCAAACTGAATAGTTGCCGTATGGGATTCATCAAAATTTACAACTAATGAACAATCTAGGATATTGCTATTAGATCCACCGGAAAGCTGCATTGTGGTAGAACTATTAGGTATCTGATTTCCATCTCCAGAAACGAATGTGATCATATTGGATGGATTACCTATATTGTACGAAGAAACGGTAGCGTTAATAGTGCTAACACCATTAAAAAATATAGAAATCGAATTGCCACTAGGTCCTGCAATGTTAGCCTCTATCGTAACGTCTGATATCATTCCTGCAACTCTGCCTATGAATTCAGCTGAATCTTGCTCTAATGATAGATTAAATGGCTCGAACGCCCTAGACTGATTACTAGCCCTTACAGCTTCGTCTCCAAACATTGCGCTTAGGAGATTGTTGATAAGGTCTCTAACTTGTTTTCTGTTTTTTACTTCGATACCGATAGTCCTGAACACGTCATCTGAAAGACCAACAGAAGGAGGTCTCGTTATTCCATATTCGGAAAGCCGTTGATCTAGATATTGACCTGAGGCTGTAGCGATATAGAGTTGATCGTTTACTGCGGCGACATTGTTGATAAGATGAGAAGATCCACCAGCAGCTAATGCCGTCAGGATAGCGTCGACTGATGCGCCCTTAATGAACGGATTGAGGAAGCTGCGAAGTCTTTTGTATTCTGCATCTGTAGTTGTTATTGGCATACTAACCTATTGACGACACGCTAATATCAGTACTACTATCTATAATTCTTGCTTTTTCGCCTGGCGCAATAAAAATAAGATCATTTTGTGCATTATAAAGAGGACTACTGATAGCTACAGCTCTTACTCCCGGAATCGCATTAACTACGGACACAATTGCGCTAATAGCGATAGGGCTTCCAACTGGATTGGAGTTGATCAAAGAGCCGACAGACGTCCTTACCTGATCTACAGTCTGAGAGAAAGGTACGCCGGTAAGAATTCTTACATCAATGGACAGCTGCACTCTACGATCAAGAGGTTCGCGCACGAAAATGTCGGCACCTGCAGCTCCCACTCCAGGATACGTAATTTGGTCACGAGGGTCGCCGTAGACGATTCTGTTCGCTTCGGCAATCAGACCGGTATTGAACCTGTAACTATCCAAACCGTTTCTTACGACTGTCGTAAAGTTCAGCTTATTTAGAGAGGTCATAGAAACGCCAGAAGATCCGTTTATTTTCTGATACTGAGCATTGGTGTCGAGCACAATAAGATTTCTAGTAGGTGCTCCTGGTTGAGCAGATGATAGGACAACGTGCTTATACCCAGAATATGGCACACCTTCTTGCATAAATACCGCTGTTTCGTTTCCATTCAGGCTAACATTCGTTACACTTGACAAGCTTCCAGTTATGATAGCGCTATCCCTGCTTAGCACCTGCAATATAGAGTAAGATCCGGTATTTGAAGATCCTAAAACTGTTCCTGTAGCTACAAACTTATCTCCAGCGACTGAAGCTTCGTATTCGCTAAATTGAATTTGAGGCCTATGGCAGACCAAGATGTCTGTGGATATCGCAACCGACGATTGGTTGACCGCTGCAGGATTGATACATTCTAAGAATGTTCTACGACCTTGCTGGACCATAGTGATTGCAAAGGGAGATGGCATAGTACCGATAGCAGCATCTGTGGTTTCAATGAACCCAGTAGTAGTAACGGTTGCTACATTTCCTGAGCTGGTGGCCGACATTCCGGTGAGAGCGGTAATTACTGATGCTGTTGCAGATGCTACTTGGATATCGGTTACTAGTGCTGACACATTTACCACCTCTAGGGTTCTGCCTCCGGTAGCAGGGGTAGCATTCGATCCAGTTTGGAACCAAACCCTATAAAGGTTGAGGTCTCCAGCACTGTTAATATCAAAATACGCTCCAATAGAAGAGCCAGACGGCAACAAGGCTACGTTAGTCATTAGAAGCTGTGTAATTTCTTGTAGCTTTGCTCCAGAACGCAGAACCATGAAGTCGCCTCGATTTGCCGCGCTAAAATCTGTGCCAAAAGTAACTACATCTCCCATATTGGCATTACCAAGCAGAGGTTCCGTACCTGTCCCGTTCCAGTTCAGATAGGCTGAGTTGTTTGTAGCGTTTACCTTAAATGAGGTTGTTGCGTCAAATCCAAGGTTTACGGAGCTGAGAGGTAGGGTGACTTCTTCTTCTACTGCGTTTGGATTTTCAATCCAAATACTATCGTTGTATTTCCTAATAACTCTATACGTTTCCCGGTTTAGTACGTTGAATGGAGAAGATATAACCACAGTGTCACCTTCTGACACTCCGCTAGATGCGGAGAAGTTTCCAGCAACAAAGGTGTCTCCGGCGATGTTTGCTCCACTTAGGGTAACAGTTCCCGTTCCGCTATGGGCAAGAGCTGTAGTTTGGCCTACTACGGTTCCAGTGACAGTGACTACGCTTCCTAATACGGAAGATGTTACTCCAGCTATAGTACCAATAGTAGCGGATAGGTTTGCAGCTGTAAGTGCCTGTGTGCCGCCGATTAGAAATTCTGTAGATAGAGTGGGAAGCGTTCTTGCCGTAAGAATGGTTGATCCAACAGTAAAAGTGTCACCATCGCTAGCCTGAGACGTAAGGGTGAATGATCCATGGGAGAAGGCGTTTGCAGCACTTGGATTTAAAACTTGAATAGTTTTTCCATTGTCTGCAACTCCAGTAACTAAGAATGTTCCATTGTTCACAGAATTAGGCATTCCAGCTACAGTAATGAGATCGCCGATGGAAAGTTCCGTAAAGTTTGCATTTCCTGATAGCAATGTGTAAAGCGCCTCGCTAGTTCCTGTAACTAGAGATACATTGAGTGCTCCGCCTCCGGCATCGTTAAAATTCAGAGATGACTTAACAAAAACTGGACTAGATCCTGTTGTACCGTTCCAACTAATACAGACTAGAGATCCTTGTTTTTCTACCTTGAACTTGTCGTCCTTAGATCGAACGTGATGTCTTGGTTTGCCAAAATATCTCTGCGTTGGCGTTCTTCCTAGAAGTTGAACGGTTGATTGGTTGGCAGAAGGGGAGTTTCCAGTAATTGTAACACTGGAGTTAGAAGATAGACCTCCAGCCTTAGATTGAGCTATAGCGGCCTGAAGCTTAAACCATTGATCGCTGTGAATTCCTTGTCCTGATACCTTATCCACAGATACTTCCGCAAATGTATTGTCCAGTCTTATGGCAGAATCGAGAACCGGAGTAGAATAAACATTCGCTAAGCCTCCGATTACCTGTATGGCGCCCAGACTCCCTAGAATGCTAGTCGATATCTCTAACCTTGTCCCTCTATCTACTAATCCGATATTTCCAATGGTAGAAAATCCGCTTACGGCAGAAATAGAGATAAGTCTCTTAACCTGATCCATAGTTGTTGGGATCAATCTTATTTCTTCTCCATTGTTAAAGGCGTAGCCAGTATCTGTTTGCAGAGACAGCGCTTTCTTAAAAATAAACTGAGGATCACCAGAAAGGTTGCTTGAAGAAATCCAGTTAATGCCGTCTAAAAGCTGTCCGGAAGCTGACACTGTTATTAAGCCACTGCCCGCCACTCCGATAGATCCATCACTCACTACTGTGGCCGAAATATAATCGGATAAATTCGTATTAACATAAGCAGCAAGATCTGTGGCGGTGGTCGTTACCGGCACAGAAAGGGAGATACTGATATTTTGCCCAACAGTGACCGAATTAGACAGGGTTGCGGCTGGAGTACAGGATACGGTAATTTTCTCGCCACTTCTTCCCCATTTCGTCGCTCTGTACAAGATAGAACTTTGAGCCGTACTTCCGCTTATAACCTTTTTTGCTTGCATCAAAGCTTTAAAATTAGAGAAATCAAAGGTTCCAAAAGCAGAAGAAAAGTTTGCGTTAGATCCAGAGTCAACATCATAAGCATTAAAATCTGTAGGATTAGAACCATGAGTCACGTTCGTAACGGCCCTTCTATAGAGAGGGATTTCGAAACTCTTATTGCTAGTGTCTCCATCTAAAACCGAAACAATGGTGTCTTTGCTACCAAAATCTAGTGGGCTAGATAGGAAAAATCTATCATCGGCGCGAAGTCTTCTGATTTCTGGTTCATTGGCGATACCTACAGTAGATCCTGAAATGGAGGTTTCTTGTACACTTTCACCATACGGCTGAGCGTCGTTAATTCCATATGGATGAAGCATGGAGATCAGCTCATTTGGATCTCTTCCTGATAAGCTTATTGCCGAAGTGAAAGAAGAAATATATGTATCAATTGGATCTGCGGAAACACCAGAGACTACAGAAGAATGGATGAATAGAGGAAGTTGACTATCAGAATTTCCGCTATCGTAGAATGCGAACAAAGAATCTTTACTGGAATCTGACCCATTA